GGCGCTCACCGGCAAGCGCGCCAAGGCGCTGTGGGAACGGGGCACGGAGTGGACCAAGCCGCGCGACAGCCTGGCGCGCTACTGGTGGGGCCACGTGCCCAACACGCTCAACGGCGTGACGCCGATGCTGCCGTTCTACCTGTTCGTGGCGCGGCCTTCCGGTTTCTTCTCGCCCTTCGGCCACACCGCTCACCTGCGCTACCTCAACATCACCCACTACGCGCCGGCGGAGGCCTTCGCGTTGGGCGCCGAGCAGTGGATGGCCTTCCCGGCCCACTCCAAGAACGGCAAGAGCGGCGTGCACGGCTATGCCGTGCGATACATTCCGTAAGCCATGCCAAGCTATCCTGGAGCCATCGCACCATCCTCGCCCCATCAGGAGCCACCGTCCTGGTCGAGATCGTCGGAGATCAGCGAGTACGCCGTCACCCATTGGCCGCCCTATGTGGCCTGGGACAGCGACGGGCACCTGTTCGGCGCGCGCACCGACACACAGCCCGTCACCGAGCCGTGTCTGGCCAATGGCGGATCAGTGCAACCCGCCTTTGGCGCGGACTGGTATGACCGGGTGCATGTGATCCCCGGCGAGATAGACCTTGGCAACGTGATCAGCAACGTCACGCGCAACGTGGAGGTGTGGAACGCCTGGAGCACGAGTAAAGCGCTCGCCTCCATCGCCGCCTCCGGCACAACCGGCGGCATCACCCTCGGCGGCCAGAGCGCACCGCCGCTTGGCTTTGGCCCGCTGCAATCGCGCCTCTATACGCTCACGGTCTCAACCTCTGGCGATCCGGTCATCGATGCGCGTTACAGCTTCGACTTCGGCGCAGAGACACCCGCGCTCTCAGTGACCGGACGCCGCATCGTGGTGTGGAGCTTCCGCCCGGACTGGTCGGACGGCATCACCGAGCGGCTGGAGTGGCTCAACGACGTGCTCGTCGCCTACGACGGCACCGAGCAGCGGGTGCGCCTGCGCAGTAACGCGCGGCGGGCCATCGAGTACGCCTTCGCCGTCGAGGGGCATGATGCCAGGCTGCTGGAGGCGCTCACCTTCGGCTGGGGCGGCCGGCTCTATTGCCTGCCGGTGTGGTGGGAGGCGGATTTCCTGCCTGCCGGCATCGCCGCCGGAGCCACCATCGTGACTGTCACCGACGCCGCGCTCAAGGACTACCGCGCCGGCGGCCTGGTGGTGTTTTGGCGCGAGGCTGGCTTTACTGAGGCGGTGGAAATCCTCTCCATTACTGGAGACACCGTGACCCTCAAGCTGCCGCTGGCCAATGCCTTTCCGGCAGGCTCCCGAGTCTGTCCAGCGGTGCTGGCGCGGCTGACAGGTGAGACGCCCTATGCCCATGTGACAGACCGCATCATCACGGGCCGCGCCCGCTTCGAGGTGGACGGTGCCATCGACCGCGCGCCCGCCGAGATCGGCTCGACCTGGGAGAGCTATGCCGTGCTGGACGAACGCCCGGACCGCGCGGTGGACGTGGAGGAGACATGGGCGAGGACGCTCACCGTCCTCGACAACCTAACCGGAATCGTGATGGTGGACGACACCAGCGGATCTCCGGTCATCCGCCGCAGCTACACCTGGACGCTGAATAACCGCACGGCCATCGACCGCTGGAAAAAATGGGCCGCAGCACGGGCAGGACGAGCAAACGCCCTATGGCTGCCTACGTTCGCGGATGATCTCGAGCTGGTTCTGACCGCAGGCAGCGGCGATACCGCCCTGCGCGTGCGCAACACGCTCTCGGCGCGTTACGTGGGCGCGCATCCGCTACGTGCGGCTGTGCGCATTGAGCTTGCCGATGGGCAGGTGTTCCACCGGCGCGTGACCGGCATCACCGAGCTGGACAGCGCCACCGAATCCATCGGCCTTGACAGCGCATTGGGTGTGGTCGTCGATCCCGCCGCCGTGCGCCGCATGATGTGGATGGGGCTTGCCCGGTGTGATGCCGACGCACTGGAAATCCACTACGTGACCGATAGCGTTGCGCAAATCCGCGCCACTTTCAGGATCGTGCAGCAATGAGCTACACCGCCACCGAAAACAGCCCCGCCCAGGGTCGCCCGGTCGAGCTCTACCGCTTCGCGCTCGGCCCGCAGCGCTGGACGTTCACATCCGGTCAGACGGCGGTGGTGTATCAATCCGAGACCTATGCGCCCGCGCCGATCCGGCGATCCGGCATCGAGCAGGGCAACGAGATCAACCGCGCCGGGATGGAGATCACCCTGCCGCGCGACAACCAGCTCGCGGCCTTGTTCATCGCAAGCCCGCCCGAGGGCGTGGTGAGCATCACGCTCTACCGCTTCCACGCCAGCGATACGGCCACCGAGACCATCGTGCTGTGGAAGGGCCGCGTGGGCGGGGCCAGGCTCGCCGGCTCGGACCTTACCCTCAAGTGCGAGCCGGTGGCCACCAGCCTCAAGCGCCCGGGCCTGCGCGCGCGTTACCAGCTGATCTGCCGCCATGCCCTGTACTCGGCCGAATGCGGGGGCTCGCCGCCACTTACCGGGTAGACGGCACGGTCGCTGCAGTCAGCGACACCGCCGTCCAGGTCGCAGCCGCCGCAAGCCAGCCGGACGGCTACTTCGTTGCCGGAATGCTCGTCACGGCAAACGCTGGATCGCGCATGATCATCGGGCATACCGGCATCAACCTCACCATGGTCGCGCCAATGCCGGGACTGACTGCTGGCATGGACGTGCAGCTTTACGCGGGCTGCGACCATGCCGTGGCCACCTGCCGGGACAGGTTCAACAACCTCACCAACTACGGCGGCTTTCCATTCATCCCGGTGAAGAACCCGTTTACCGGCGACGGCATCGTGTGAGGCAAATATGTGGAATTACCTGATCGCCTGGGTCGTCACCACCGTGATCTCGGCGCTGCTCGCGCCGCGCCCCAAGGGGCAGGACGCAAAGCCAGGACAGATCGGCGAGAAGGACATCCCGATGGCGAGCCAGGACGCGCCCATCCCGGTGCTGTTCGGGACAAGGGTGCTCTCGCAGCCCAATGTGGTGTGGTGGGGCGATGTGCTTGTGATCCCCATCCGCAAGTCGGGAGGAGGCAAGAAATGAGCGAGGTCATGGCGAAACTCGAACACGCCCGCCGCATGGGCTACTGCGCGCGCGGCATGCGCCGCTGGTTCGACGGGCGCGAGTATGGCTGGCAGGCATTCATCACCACCGGCGTGCCTGCCGCCTGGCTGCGCGCCACCGGCGATGCGATGGCGATCCGGGTAGCCGATGAAGCGGAACGCGAGGCGCGCTCATGAGCGGCGGCAAGGGCAAGAAGTCTTACACGGTCGGCTACTGGTACGGCCTCGGCATGCACATGGTGCTCTGCCACGGCCCGGTGGACGAAGTGCAGGAAGTCCAGGTCGGCGAGCGCACGGCCTGGACGGGCAACGTCGCATCCAATGCGAGCATCGCCATCCGCCGCCGCGACCTGTTCGGCGGAGAGGAACGCGAGGGCGGAGTGGATGGCACGCTGGACGTGATGATGGGCGATGTGAGCCAGACGCCCAATGCCTACCTGCAATCGAAGCTCGGAACCGACATCCCGGCCTTTCGCGGCGTGCTCTCCGTGGTGTGGCGCGGCCTGGTCGCGGCCATGAACCCGTACATCAAGCCATGGCGCTTCCGGGTGAAGCGCATCCCGAAGGCGTGGTATGCGGCCAAGGCCGAAATCTCCGGTGACGCCAACCCGGCCCACATCGTCCGCGAGTGCCTCACCAATGCAGAGTGGGGCATGGGCTACCCGTCATCCGACATCGACGACACCAGCTTCACCGCCGCCGCCGACACGCTCTATTCGGAGTCCTTCGGTCTATCCATCCTGTGGAGCCAGGAGCAGCCCATCGAGGACTTCGTGCTCTCCATCCTGCGTCACATCGACGGGGTGCTCTACGTGCACCCGCGCACGGGGCTGTTCACCCTCAAGCTCGCCCGCGCCGACTACACGGCGTCCAGCCTGCCTGTGCTCTCACCGGCCAACGTGCTCGCCATCGAGGAGTTCAGCCGCCCCTCCTGGGGCGAGATCACCAACCAGGTGACCCTCCAGTACCGCGACGGACCGACCGACAAGGACGCCTCGATCACCGTCCATGACATTGCCGCCATCCATTTGCAGGGCGGCGTGGTCGCCACCACCGTGCAGTATCCTGGCATCAGCCGTGCGGAGCTAGCCAACCGGGTGGCCATGCGCGAGCTCAAGCAGCTCTCCAGCACGCTCGCCAAGGTCACTCTGGTGGCCAACCGGCAGGCATCCAGCCTCGACATCGGCAGCGTGTTCAAGCTCACCTGGCCGGCATACGGCATCACCGAAATGGTCATGCGCGTGGCCCGCATCGGCTACGGCGAGCTTACCGACGGGCGCGTGCGCATCGAGGCGGTGCAGGACATCTTCGGCCTGCCCGCTGCCGTCTACACCGACCCGCCGCCCACCGGCTGGCAGGACCCCATCAGCCTGCCCGCCCCCTGCCCGGCGCAGACCCTTTATGAAGTGCCCTACTGGCAGATCGTCAAGGACGTTGTAGGAGAAATCCCGTCCATCCTAGCCGACATCGACCCCACCGAAGGCGCGGTCGCCACCCTGGGCGCGCGCCCGAGCAATGACACCATCGACTACCACGCCTTCGCCTGGGATACCGCCGCCTCCGCCTGGTCGGATCGCGGCCGCGGCTCGTTCGCGCCCACCGCGCTGTTGGCCTCCGACCTGCCGCAGGCGGCGGCAAACGTAACGGTGACGGTAAGCAACGCCATCGACCTCGCATACGTCGAAGCAGGCGACTTCGCCATCGTGGATGAGGAATGGCTGCTGGTACAGGCGGTCAATGTCTCGGCCAGCACCGTCACGCTCGCCCGTGGCGTGCTCGATACCGTGCCCGTGGCGCATACCTCCGGCGCGCGCATCTGGTTCGTGCAGCCGCACTACATCAGCCCGGAATACGTGGCCGGCGAGACCGCGCAGCTTCGCCTCGCCCCCAAGACCGGCAAGGGCGAACTCGACGTGTCCCTGGCCGCGACCATCACGCGCACCATCGACCAGCGCTTCATCCGGCCCTACGCGCCGGGCAACGTCAAGATCAACGGCACGGCATACCCGGCTGTAGTCGCAGGTGACATCTCCATCGCCTGGGCCAACCGCAACCGCGTCAACCAGACCGCAAACGTCATCCTGCAAAGCGACGGCAATATCACGCCCGAGACCGGGCAGACCACGACGATCCGGTTCTACGACCAGGCCAACACTCTGCGCCGAACATATGCCGGGACCACCGGCACCAGCCAGACCTGGACGCTCTCGCAGATCATCGCGGACGGCGCGGGCGCATCCGGATCGGTGCGGGTGGAGATCGAATCATCGCGCGACGGCTACGCGAGCTGGCAGCGCCACAGCATCACTTTTGACCGCGCCGGCTACGGCCTGAACTATGGCAAATACTACGGAGGCATCTGATGGCAAGCACTGATCCGAATTTGGGACTTACCTACGGCTGGACGCTCGGGGAATCGGGCTGGAACACCGGCATGGACGCGAATTTGAAACGGCTCGGCGCGGTGGTCGGGCTCTCGGTCAAAGATCGGGATCTGACCACGCCGCCGGCCAGCCCCGTCGACGGCGACCGGTACATCGTTCCTGCCGCTGCTACTGGCGTTTGGGCCGGCAAGACCAATCAGATCGCCGTCCGTGTGGCGAGCGCTTGGGAGTACTACACGCCCAAGGTGGGCTGGCTCTGCTTCGTCGAGGACGAGGCAGTGCTCTCGGCCTACAAGACGACCGGCTGGAGCGCCGGCATCACGATCTGACCTGTTCCCACTTCCCAACCCATGAGACCCGCCGCCTGGCGGGTTTCGTATTTCTGGAGGACGAAAAACATGGATTCCACCCAAATGGAGCGCTGGAAGATGGTGACCATCCCGCAGGAAGAGTTCGAGGCGATCCTGGAGCGCGCCGCCGAGCGCGGTGCCCGGCACGCCCTCGCCGATGTCGGCCTGGATGGACCGGATGCCGCAAACGACATCCGCGAGCTCAGGAATTTACTCGATGCCTTCAACGAGGCCAAGAAAACCGCCTGGCAGACCGTGATCCGGCTCGTCACCACCGGCTTCCTCCTGGCGCTGGTCGCGGGCGCCGTCATCAAGCTCAAGATGTTCGGAGGTGGGCAATGATCGAAACGCTACTGGGCGGTTTGCTGGGTGGTGCGTTTCGCTTGGCTCCGGAAATTCTGAAATGGATGGACCGCAAGGGCGAGCGCAGCCACGAACTGGCGATGCAGGACAAGGCGCTGGAGTTCGAGAAACTGCGCGGATCGCAACGCATGGCCGAGATTGGTGCCGCCGGCGATGCCGCCTGGAACAGCGGCGCGATCGAGGCCTTGCGTGAGGCGGTTGCCGCCCAAGGCCAGCGATCCGGTGTGCGGTGGGCCGATGCGCTGTCCACCAGCGTGCGCCCCGTCATCACCTACTGGTTCATGGCGCTG